GAATGGTTGATGCCCGATTGGGTTTATGATGTTGGCACGATGGAATTTCGGCCAAGGGGGTCACTTCAGTGCAAAAGGCCAGAGCTTCAAGCAGAGATTAGACGAGTTCCATACGAAGCATGGATGCTTTTCGCTCCGTTTCACTATTTGACGGCAGATTTACATAAGGCGGCTAAATGCTTTGGGGTTTTCGTTAACGGTGTTTTGGCCTCGTTTGCAGCTACTTTATATCGACCGAATTGGAGAAAAAAGGGGCAAGATATCTATGGTATATCACGGGTTGTAACACTTCCAGACTGGCAAGGGTTGGGGCTAGTATATTATTTAGCTGACAATTTGGGCGCAGCATATAAAGCCTTAGGCTATCGATTGCGGACATATCCGGCGCATCCTGCGCTGATAAGAAATGCCATGAAAAGCCCTAACCGAAAACTGGTAAAAAAATCCGGCTATGTTCAAAAATATAGGCCTAAATATGGAAAAAGAACATCGGCCTCAATGCGAACGGTATCGCGCCCGTGCGCGGTGTTTGAATATTGCGGCCCGGCTATGGATATAATAGGCGCAAAAAAACTATTAGAAATGAAGACTTACGATGAAAAAACAGGAAATAAAAGAGTTAATTAAGCGCGTAGAGGTTGAGGGGATGAAAGAATTTGAAAATATTTTAAAAAAAATAGATAGCGATGAGGAATTAACGGAAAATGATCATCACTATCTATATGTTTTAAAATTACAGTCTAACTTCTAATACTCTGCCGAGCTGGATATGAAAAAAAGACTTTCTTATGAAGTGGCCGCGATATTCAACGCGCATAAACGGCGAGCTATGGAGATAGCCATTTCTGAAGTGGATTTCATCGAAGGACTTCCCTTCGAGTCTGGCCGTCCAATATGGCTTGACTTCACGATATTCGATTTTTTTATTACCGCTGGCGATCAGGTCGAACCAGTGGCGGTGAAGCGTTAGTTTTAGGGCTTGCATCTTTGCGGTCCTTTCGCTCTTTGAAAATTTGCTTGACGTTATTTATCCGATAGCCATTTGCGGAGCAACTCAAGGATTTTTGCCTTGATGCTGGTCCCTTCGGTTTCGGCTTGGAGCCGTACTTTTCGCCAAAACGGCGGGTCGTTGTGTTCTAAAATGTATGTTTTTTTCATGTTGAGTCTCCAATAAAAAAACGGCTCCCGGATTTTAACCCGGAAGCCGTTGCGTTGATGGTTATCGGTGCGGTGGCTTAGACGTTGAGTAATTTTCCGATTTGCTCAACAACGTCCTGATTCTTGCATTTGTTCAGCGCGTCGCGGACCTGGCGGAGGCGCTTGGTCGTGGGGTCCGCCTGATCGGTGTCAATTGGGGGCTCTCCAAAAACATCATTATAGTCGTCAGCGTCGGCGTAAAAATCCTCAAAATACTGCTTGGCTTCGGAAATTGTCAGCGACCTGATTGTGTTCCTCTCCCCTTGCCAGCATGTTTCGTGGTACACAAAAAACTGGCCGGATTTGGTTTTGTAGAGCGATGTGCACCGGCCCGTGTTCATCCGGTTTGTTCCGTCGCGCCACGTGTTAGCACAAACCAGTTCTGCCGTATCCGTATTATACAATTTGCCATTAATAACTCGTTTCATAATCCACCTCATTCCGTGCCCTATCGGGGCGTTGATTGGGTTTTACGGGTCAGTGTAGCTCCCGACCACTCGGTTGATCCGAGCCGGGCCTTAACCCTTATTGTTAATTATATTATATACCTTATATATATAATGTCAAGCATTATTTTCAATTATTATGAATTTTCTTTTGTAATAATATCAACAAGTTACTATAATATGGTAAAAAATACCTAAAAAAAGGGGTAAAAATCATGTCACGAGGCGGATACCGCCCAGGAGCCGGGCGCAAAAAAGGTCAAAAGGATGCAAAACCGCGTAAGGGGAGCCCGAAATTAGCCGAACAGGACAAAATCCGGGAAATGCTGGCATACGGGACAAAGGCTAGGGCCCGGTTTTATCAAGAGTTTTTAGTCAGGATGGGCAAGGGCGAAAAGCTATCCATCGCCGAAAAGAAGCTGATGGAGAAATTAGGCCAGGAGCTGGCGGCAGAAGTGGACGGCGAGCAGCCTAAGGCCGGGAACGCTGAGGAACTGGACCCATTGACCTACATGCTGAAAATTATGAACGATCCGAACGAGGACAAAGAGGCGAGGGCGCGGATGGCGATAGCAGCCGCGCCCTACTGTCACCCGCGCAAGGGCGAAGGCGCAGGCAAGAAGCAGGACAAAGACGACAGGGCGAAGGCTGCCGGGGCCGGGAAATTCGGAGCCGGAGCGCCGCCGCGACTCGTGGCGAAAGGCGGAAAGGTGGTGAAATGAGCGGTGGATTTAGCCCATTTTTAGAACTTGTGGCCTCAGATGCAGAACGCGGCATTGGAATGAACACTAAGAAAAAGATTAAGGAACGCGATGGGGAATCGATAATGCCATTAAGGGACAGCTTGCATCGTTATGCCTGGACCGGAGAGCGCTATTTTCTTGAATGTAAGCTGCCGGACAATCACCCTGTAAATGTTTATTTAAAAAAGAAAAAATGAATAATATCGGAAAGACATGGTCCACAAGCTGCCCGGACTGGCAAAAAAGAGTCATAGCGGGAGAGTCTCTTATCCCTCCGCCGATATTCCCAAAGGAGGCCGACGCTGGCCTTGCTATTTTCAAGGAACTCAGGCTCGTTGATGTCTTGAACCGCCCCACTTACGGGGAAGTCGGCCGGCAGTGGGTTTTCGACTTTGTGGCGTCTGTTTTTGGTTCTTATGATTCTGAATCCGGGAGGCGGTTGATACAGGAGTATTTTCTTTTAATTGCCAAGAAAAATTCCAAGAGTTCCACGGCAGCGGGAATCATGCTCACGGCGTTAATTTTGAACTGGCGCGACTCTGCGGAATTTATAATCATTTCGCCAACGGTGGAGGTTGCTTCCAATTCGTTCATCCCTGCAAGGGACATGATCATGGCCGACGAGGAGCTTTCTGATTTATTCCTGGTACAGCAACACTACAGATCGATAACCCATCGAAACACTGGGGCAACGCTCAAGGTAATTGCGATGGATAGTGACACTGTCGGTGGGAAAAAGGCCACGGGAATCCTACTGGACGAGGCGTGGCTGATGGGTAAACGTCCAAACGCCGAGAACATGCTAAGAGAGGCTTGCGGCGGACTTGCATCAAGACCCGAAGGTTTTATTATTTGGCTTTCAACGCAATCAGACGAAGCGCCGGCCGGGGTATTCGCTCAAAAGTTGGAATATGCCAGGGGTGTCCGTGATGGAAAGATTGACGATAACCGATTCCTGCCAGTCATTTATGAGTTCCCGCCGGACATAATAAAAGACAATAAGCACCTTGACCCTAAAATGTTTTATGTCACCAATCCCAATTTAGGTGCGTCGGTTGATGTGGAGTTTATCAATCGAGAGTTTAAGAAAGCCGAAAACGACGGCATCGAATCAATGCAAGGGTTTTTATCGAAACATTTAAACGTGCAGATTTTAACATCATTACGGGCGCAGAGATGGACTGGGGCTGATTTTTGGGAAGCCGCCGCCGGGACCGTCACGCTCGAGTCGATATTCGAAAAGTGCGAAGTTATCGAGATCGGGATCGATGGTGGGGGTCTTGATGATTTACTTGGCTTTGCGGTTCTGGGCAGGCTTAAAGATTCGCAGAACTGGCTTTTGTGGACTCGGGCCTGGGCGAACCCTATCGCTTTGGAGCGTCGGAAATCAGAGGCGGCAAGGTACCGGGACTTTGCCAAAGACGGCGATTTGATCATCGTCGACGAAATCGGCCAGGACGTTCAGCAGATCGGGGACATCGTGGAAAGGTGCGAAGCATCCGGGCTTCTGGACCGGATCGGCGTTGACCCGGTTGGGATTGGCGATATTGTCGATGAGGTGGAGTTCCGAGGTATCGAACACGACCGGGTTGTAGGTATCCCGCAGGGCTGGCGAATGAGTGGCGCAATCAAAACTCTTGAGCGTCGGGTGGCAGAGAAAACTATTATGCACGGCGGCCAGGCGCTGATGAGCTGGTGCGTCGGGAATGCGCGGGTTGAACCGAGGGGGAATGCTGTAATTATTACCAAACAGGCGTCAGGAACCGGCAAGATTGATCCGTTAATGGCGACTTTTAATGCTGTGGCCCTTCTCGCTATGAACCCTCAACCAAGGAGCAATCGATCAGTTTATGATGGCTTAACAGAAAAAGAAATAATTGAAAGGATGAGATTATGAAACGATATGATTTTACAAGTGATGATGTTTGTCATAGCGGTTGTAGGATTGAAGAATTTGACGATGGTGAGTGGGTGAAGCATGACGATCACAAGGCAGAAATGTTACTCGAAATTGACGCAAACAAGACCTTGCGGAATGAAATTAGACGGCTAAAAACGATAAGGAGGAACCGAATAATGGAAAGAATTATTGTTAAAATGTATTTGGGCGATGTGGAAATTTCAATCAAGGGCATTCCAGAAGACGTAAAGGCAGTTGCGCACAGATTGCCTGATTTTATTCGATATGGAATTATCAAATCAGTTGATCTGTGCATAAACGATAAAAGAAAGGAGAAACCGAATAA